TTATAGCAAGCGGCCAAGCCAGACGACTTTACCGATGATAGCAAAATTATCGTTGCTACCGCTGATTTCAAACGGAGGATACTCAGGGTTGGCACTGATAACCATGAGTTTATTGGGCAAACGCTGTAAACGCTTCACAAATACATCATTGCCTAGGCGTATGGCATATAAGCCGTCGTGGGCTTCGGTTTGAGTGTGGTCAACCAAAATGGTGTCTTTGTCGTTGAACACACCCGTCATGCTGTCGCCTTTGACTTTGACTACGGATAGATGCTCAATTTGGCTGGACACAAACATTTGCAGCCAATCGCGGCGGAATGCGAGCGAATGCGTGGGGCTTTCGTTTTCTACCCATGAGCCACGCCCTGCGGACAGCTCTACGTTGTAATAAGGGATAAAGACAAAATCGTCTATATCTACTGGATTGCCCTGCGTATCACACAAGCCATTGCTTTGTGGCTGTTTGTTTTTGCGTTTTTCTGCAGCGAGCTGTTTGACGAGCTGGTCGGTGGCAGACAGGCGAGCTTGCAGTAATTCTGCGGCATTGTCGCTGTGTGCAGGCTGCTTTTCTGTGAGTTGCGGGAATGGTTCGCCTTCGCCTGTTGCCAGCCAATTCAAATCACACTGTGTTATTTCTTGGATTTTGAGCAAAGTAGCCGTTTTTCCAAGCTGGGATTTAAATTCATTTAATTGATTTTCAGGCAGCTCTAATAAAGATAAACGGGTTTCAATACTTTGTAAATCATCATTTTTTTCATCTTTTGGCAAACCTAATTCTACCAAAACTTCCGTAGGGAAACTTGTATAGTGAAACTCGTAAACTTTCCCACGCACGCCGTCTTTTTGACGTTTTTTCCAATTTTCTGCTAACGCTTTTTTCAATACGCCTCGCGGTGTGCTTGGTAATCCACCTATATCGGTTAATTCTTTTGTCAAAAACCATTCTTTTTGAGTATTCATTGAAGTTCCTTTTAAAAGTTATTAAAAAGAACGAACCTATAAAATAAAAGGAACAATTCCTTTTAAAGGAATCTAAAAGGAAAACATAGGGTTATAAAAGTTCCTTTTAAATTCGTTTATAATTCGTTTCAGTTATCGGAAACAGTAAGCGAAAGCGATTAACGCTAACGGTAAATTATACCTATACGTTAATGCCTTCGTATAGCGTTCCTTTCATATTCTTTTAGTTTTGGAACGGAGTGATTTAATGGAAAAGATGAATGCAAAAGATTGGCACAGAGCAGAAATTTAAGTGTGAGTTAGAAAAGAAAGGAATTAGCCTAGCTAAACTTTCTCGTGCAAATGGGTTGAACGGCGACACATTACGAAATGTATTTTCTAGAAAGTGGCCAAAAGGCGAAAAAATTGTCGCTGATGCAATCGGTGTTAAGCCCGAAGAGATTTGGCCCAGTCGCTATCCTGTCAATTCGTGGGAGTAAAAACATGAGTTGGGTATTGAGTTCCGATTTAATTGGTTTAGCTGGTATGCCAACAACTTCACGCGGGATAACAAAAAAAGCAACGACCGAAAATTGGACAAAACGCCGCAGACAAGGGGTAAAAGGCAATGTTTTTGAATACGAAATCGCCAGTATGCCCTCCGATATTCAGGCTGCTATTGCTGCCAAACTGGCGGAACAAGCCCTGCAAAACGCGCCTGCGTTGCCTGAACATATTCAGGCTGCTTCTAGCAAAAAGCCAAATAAAAAGATGCTGCAACTGGGTTTAATCCCTGTTGATGAAGCGTTGGCAAGCTTGGACGATGCACAAAAAAATTGTGCTTTTGCGCGGATTGCGTTGGTGTCTTATGTGTTGGTTTTATACCACAGTGCCAATCGTGATGCAGCAGGAAATCGGTTGCCCAAGAGTCAAATACGATTGAATTTAAAAGATACGGCCAATGATGTGGCGGCGAGAGCAACGGCTGGAACGCTGGGGGCGGACAAGCAGCATTTTGTGGCGGTGGCAAATAATCGTACAGGCAAAAAACGGCAAGGTTTGAGCGGTTCTACTTTGTATCGCTGGGTGCGATTGTTTCAGGCTGCTAAAGGAAGTACGGCAGATAAGGTGCGGACGGCGCAGATTCTTGCGCTTGCGCCTGATAAAACGCGCAAAAAAACGCCTTTGGCGGCGCGGGTGTGGTTGCCTGATTTTCAACGGTATTACAACACGCCGAATAAGCCGACGATTAAGCAGGCTTTGGGGCAGTTAGAGAAGGAGTATTGCCGCGTGGGCAAGGATTGTCCGAGCTATGATGTGGTGGAGCGTGTGGTTAAGGCGATGCCGATTCAGATGCAGATGCGCGGTCGGGTGACGGGCAGCGAGTTTAAGCGGTATTTGCCTTATATTGAGCGTGATTGGCAGGCGTTGCAGGTGAATGATGTGTGGGTGGGCGATGGTCATAGTTTTAAAGCGACGGTGCAGCATCCTGACCATGGTCGCGCGTTTACGCCTGAGGTTACGGTGATTATTGATGGTTGTTCGGGGGCGGTGATGGGTTGGAGCGTAAAGTTGAGCGAAAGCGCGGTGGCGGTTGCCGATGCGTTGCGCCATGGGATGACGAAGTTTCCACCGCCTTTGGCTTATTACTCGGACAATGGTGCGGGCGAAACGGCGGATATGTTGGACAAGGAAGTGACAGGCATCTTGCCGCGTTTGGGGATTGAGCATATGACAGGGATTCCTGGCAATCCGCAGGGGCGTGGTCGGATTGAGCGGTTGTGGCAAACGACTTTGATTCCGTTGGCAAAAACGTATGCGACTTATAAGGGGCGTGATGCGGATAGTGGGACGTTACGCAAGGTGGGCCAAGCGATGACGAGCATGATTAAGGCGGAAAAACGTGGCAAGGAGCTGACACCTGTGCAGGCTGCTGCCAAGCAAGCGTTACCGAAATGGCGTGATTTTGTGGCGGATTTGACGGAGATGATTCGTTGGTATAACGAGGAGCATGAACACAGCAGTTTGCCCATCAATCCGCAAACAGGTAAGCATTTTACGCCGATGGCTTATTACCAGTATCGCTTGAATAGTGATGGTTTGCGTGTGATGCAAGAGCCGTTGAGCGAGCTGGAATTGGATTTTATGTATCGCCCAGAGGAAACACGGATAACGCGTCGTGGTTTGGTGATGTTGTGGCGCAATTCGTATTTCTTGCCTGAATTGGCGGCGTATCACGGCAAAAAGGTGCGGATTTCGTATGATTTGCATGATGCGAGCAGCGTGATTGTGAAAGAGATGAGTGGCAAGCTGATTGGTAAGGCGAAATTTGGGGGGAATCGTAAGGTGGCATTTGCCCAAACGCGGATGGAGCAGTTGGCAGAAAATCGCCGTCAAGGGCAGTTGCGTTTGTTGGATGCAAAAAAAGAAGTGGTGGAATTGGAACGCAAGAGTGCGTTGCCTGCTTTGGAACATCAACCCGATTTTCGTGATTTTATGACGCAGGGTTTGGAGCAGCCTGCACATGAATGGGACATTTTGGACGCGCTGCCTTTGATGCCGAAGTCTCAATCGAGCAAAAACAGGGACGATGAGCCGCCTGAAATTGTGGATTTTGAGTGGCAGTTGCGTAAGTATGGGTAGTTGTATAGTGAATTGACTTGCTGCTCCGTTACAAGC